AGTAAAACCACACGGCCCCATGTTTTCAGCAATCTTTGCACACGCCTCACGCTCAACCGATGCCAATTTGTTAGCCATGCCATATGCATCAAGCAAGGTAATGACAAGGATGGAACGGCCTTCACCATCCTCGTATATAGTTTCGTGCAAGCACTTGTCCTGTACAAACTTCACAAACTCCTCGTAGGTCATGCTTCCCTCCTGATATATTTTTTTACAAACGTTGGGATGTCCTTGTAGTAATACCATTTGTAATTGCCTTTAACACACCATTTATTCTTTGACACCGCCACGATGTACCTTTGGTTAACAAGCAAGCCATGCTCGTCCTGATCAACCTGACACCCTTGCTCCAATAATGCAATCTCCAATTCCATTCTGCGTTGTGGATTACTGTTGAACACATCCTTGTCTGCGGTGCGCTCTAGTTCAGCCTGTATCCCTGCCTTGAGTTGCTTGATTCTTTCTTCTTTGTTCATGCTCTCTCCTGTATTAAGCCTAATAAACCTATACAAGGCCTGTATATTTCCCCTTTGGTGAATGTTTGAACAAAGCACAGCCTTACCGTACTCAAGAGTAAGGTTCGCTCTGTGCTGTGATTTCCCCTTCGGAGCCATGTCATCACCTCGCACTAACCCAGACTATTTCAACCACCGCGCTCTAGGTTTCGCCCACGCTCCCTGCTTTGGCTTGCTCGTGTAACAGGGTATTTAACAGGCGACCACCGACGTACCGCATCGCTTGCGAGTTGTCGTAGGAGGGGGGAGGAACTAGGTCGGCTCACATAAAGCAGTGGTGCTTTAGCATTTCGTCCGACGGTTACGTCTGTGGTGGCGCTAACCCACCACCCGACCTAGTTCCAAAACAAGAAAAAGCCGTTACAACTGCCCTCGGTAGGAACCCTGCGGCAAAAACCAAGGGCGAGAGCATGTGTAACGGCTTTCAATCGTCGCTTCCTACGGCAACACTTAATTATAAGCACATCTTTTTAGGTTGTGTCAAGCAGTATCAAAAAAAAGACAGAAAATAATTTAGCGATGGCTAACCCAAATTCTGCCAACCGGGTTTGTTATTTCTGCGTTTAAACAGCAACAACGTAACCCGGCGGAGGGTTTTTATGCGTTTAAACATCTGCTGCTGGCCAACTGCTGTGTTTTACGCACCTGTTGTATTTTGCTGCTGTTTTGGTTTAAACTTAGGCACTCTCTCCTCAGCAGTTGCCTATGTTGAGCTTAAGCCCTTCCGAGTTTTCTTGGTGGGGCTTTTTTTTGGTGCTACCTCAGGGATCTTCTCAATGATCATTTCTGTGCGGGGGTTGTCAGGGTCTAGCCCCCAGTAGCAATGCCTCTCCTTAACCTGACGATCGTTCTCATATATAAGACCTTGCATCAGGTCTAGGATCAGGCTCTCATCCAAGTCGGGTCGCCTTGAGGCGTAATAAATATGCAGAGTAATCCGCAGATCCCCCGTCATTAGTGTAGCCAATGGCTTGCACTGTTGCCTAAATACATCAGAGTAACTTAATGCTTTAGCAGACTTAATCAGTCTAGACATACCACCGAAGCGTACAACCCTCCTCGAATTTGCTTTCGAAGCTGGCTCACCAAAAATAATTTGTGATAGCACTTGCAATTCTGATGTAACATCACTATCATTGTAGTTCGGATTCATAAACAACCTTGGAGAGAAGATGAAGATAACCAACAAACAGAATCTGCCCGCACCCATAGTGGCTTTAGTCTCACGCAACTACTACAGCAAGGGCGCTTCACAGTATAGCGTGACTGAGCTAATGTCGCCACCAAAGATTAGAAGGTTACGCGAACAGTACGATAGCGAGATAGAGACTGACGTGACCAAGCTGATTGCATCTCAGCTAGGTACATTCATGCACGGCAAGCTTGAGGCCAAAGAATGTGAGGGCTACACCAACGAGGAGCGCATCTTTACTGAGGTCGATGGCGTGGTGATCAGCGGAGCGATTGATCTGCAACAACAAGTCGAGGGCGGGGTGATCATCATTGATTACAAGTTTGTTAAGGCTTGGTCAGTCAAGCAAGGCAAGGATGACTGGACAACGCAGTTAAACATTTACAAGTGGCTAGTGGAATCAGTCAAGCGTGTGCCAGTCAAAGGCCTACAGATCTGCGCGATCATTAAAGATTACTCTGCACATGACACCTCAGAGGGCTATCCCGAAGCTGAGGCCGTGATGATTGACATCCCCATGTGGGACTCTGTAACCACAGAGGCCTACGTCCGTAAGCGTTTAGAGATGCACCGCAATGCCAAGGTGAATCATGAGTTTGGTGAGGAGCTACAGGCTTGCACCGATGAGGAAAGATGGATGAGCGAAACCGTCTTTGCTGTGAAGAGAGAAGGACGCAAGTCTGCGATCCGTTTATTTAAAACAATTGAAGAAGCCACAGAGTTGGCAGAAAAGGAAAAAGGCTATGTCGAAACCCGCAAAGGAGAACCCAAGCGATGCACAGGAGATTTCTGTGGAGTCAGCAAGTGGTGTAAACAGTACCAAGGAGAGATCAATGTCCCCGCATGATTTACTCAAGCTCAACGTCAACGAGCACACGGAAAAGAAGAACGGCCTGACGTACTTGTCATGGGCGTGGGCATGGGCTGAAGCTCTCAAGGCTGACTCCACTGCCTCATTTATTGTACATACATTTAATGATAAGCCCTACATGGATGTGAACGGCACAGGCATGGTATGGGTCACCGTCACCATGTTTGGCCAAGGCCGTACATGCATGTTGCCAGTGATGAATCACCGCAACCAACCCATCCAAAGCCCTGACGCTTTCCAAGTCAACACGGCCATCATGCGATGCATGACCAAAGCTTTAGCCCTCCATGGCCTTGGCCTGTACATCTATAGTGGTGACGATCTTCCGCAGTCAGACGATGCCCCTACCACCATGGGCGAACTGACTAAAAAGGAAGATGGGCCGAAGTACGAGAAGATCATTGCCAAGACTGCGCCCAAGGTCAAGGCACAACCCACCGAATGGGATCCCTCGGATGAGAGCCGTAAGTTCTTTACCGAGTCAATGATTGAGTGGACGACCCACTGCACCACAGTAGCAGGTTTAAACAGCTACTGGAAGAGCAATGAGATTCAGCTTGATTCGCTGAAGCTTACGCACCCTCCTCTTTACGAGGAAGTTCTTAACCGCTTCAAGGCATTGAAGATACAACTAACTGAGGAAACAAAATGAGTACCTACCCAAAGAGAACCTACGACAAGCCTTTCGAGACACGCCCTGACTCAGGCAATCTGTTTGCCGAGCCAGTCAAGAAGACTACCCTGTCTCCTGACTACTCAGGCACGATTGCTCTTAACCTTAAAGATATGACCAACATCAAGACTGAGAACGGCCTGACCATCGTCAAGCTCTCAGGATGGAAGAACGTCAGCCCAACCAGTGGCAAGACTTACTTAGCCTTGAAAGTAAACCGCTTTGTTCCCGAAGAGCAAGGCAGTCCCCGCCATGAGAACCAAGCTCAACAATTCCCTGTTGATGACAACGAAGTCCCATTTTGAGGAAAGAACATGATGAACAAAGCAAAACAAATTAGAGAGTTTAAACAGGCCAATCCTTCTGTATCACCCAAGGGCATTGCAGAGGCATGTAATGCCACAACCACTTATGTTTACCAAGTCTTACATAAGATTAAACCTAAAAAGGTAAAGGCGATAGCCTCTCCACCAACTGCCGGTCAAGACGTGCTGCGTAAAGAGATCAATCGTTTAAACAATGAGATTGATAAGTGGAAAAATGCTGCTGAGTTTCAAGAGCGTCGAGCCAATGAATGCTTAAAGCACAACCGAGAACTGAAGCTTCACCACAACGGACTTGAGTATGTGATCTCTTACCTTGAGTCCCGCCTTGGGATCAAAGAACAAGATGGCACTACAGTTTGAAGCCCGTAAGGTAGCGCTCAAGCAAGACCGCACAGGTTTTATCTTGACGCTCTCTCTGCACCCTGACGAAGTACCGGAAGAGATTCTGCGTGACTTTGTTGGGGCGAGGTATGCCTGTGCGGTGGTTCGCATCCAAGATGATGAGTCACCTACACAGTACAGCAACCGAGTTGCTGAAGCAGGGATGCTTTGCCGCAACCCTGACTTTCAAGAATTCCTGTTGTGTGACAACGAAACAGACGCTGCACACATGTTGTGTAAACACTGTGGCATTGAATCACGCACGGAGCTTCATGGAAACGCAGATGGCAAACGTTTGTTTGATTTGTTAGTCCATAAGTTTAAATATGCCAAGGAAACCGATGACCCATTTTAAGAAGTTTAAACCGTTCATGACGTACGTCTCAGAAGACGAACACCTACGCATGAAGAAGTTTGCCAAGCTTAAGAAGATCACGATGGCTCAAATGATTAGGGAGGCGATTGACAGTCGCCTGTCCACTGGGGATCCATACACATCAGGGTTCAACGCAGGGATTGAGAAGGCCATAGCCGTGGTCAATCAAAACAATGCGGCCAAGATGAGGTTCCCGTCAGGTAAATCATTTGCTGAACTGATTGTCGAAGAGCTTTCGGTCGAACGCAGATTAGAGGTTCCAAATGAAACTTAGTGGAACAAGAAACCAATGCAGGGCATGTAATGAATACTTCTCCAGTAACGAGTCGTTTGACATGCACCGCATTGGCGAACATGGTAAAGACAGACGTTGTGCCACCCCTGAGGAAATGTTAGCCAAGAGAATGGTTAAAAACCAACGGGGGTTTTGGCTTAGACGTGAACGAAAGAAAGAGACATATGAAAACCACACCGTATAACACTGGCAAGGTTTTGATTGGATGCATGTATGAGCAACCGGCTCCTGAGGTTACACCTGAGGAACTTTGGATTCAGTCCACCTTACTAGGCGACTCACCCCATAATCCAAATGCGGTTTGGTCTTGCATCTGCGGTTTGGCTGTAGCTGCAATTATTCTTCTGATGAATGTTTACACGCCATGAAAAACAAAGTTATTCTGGAATTCGAATATCCGGATGATGAGAATAAACTTATGTTTGCTCTGAAGGGTGTAGACATGTACGCAACACTGGCCAACATCAAACTGGCCATTACACGTGAGTTTAAACACAAGGCAGACATGGAAGCCGCATTGCTGCGAGTAAGGGAACTGACGGATGAGATGTTAAACAAACTAGATCATTAAGGATGCATATGACTGACGCAGAGAGAGAAATGGATCTAAACATGGCCGAGTTAGAGACAGAGAACCGAAGGCTCAGGAAGGTGGAACAGGCCGCACTAGCGGTGGTCAAATCGTTTAGCAATAGCATTGACTACCACACTTGGGATAAAGCCCTTGATCAGCTAGAGGCAGTGCTTAAGGAGAAGCCATGAAACCGATTCAATTTGAGATAGATGAGATACCTCAGTCGGGCACGATTGATGCAGATGGAAACTTTAAGTTTTACATTTACGCATCAAACTATATTGAAGAAGACTTCTCAGAAGTAATCGAAACGGTAAAAGTGCTTTGGGATTTGGAAACAGAGGTATCCCTCAAGGTGCAGATTAAGCTTAAAGATGTCTACGAGAACTTGTATGACATGCATAACGCCCAAGGTAAAGTTCAGAAGGAAGACACGCCACTGTTTGAATCCCTACGCAAGGATTGCCAGTGGATCATTGACCAGATCAATGACTTGGAGATGAACACATGAGGGGCACTGGATTTGGAAATGTTCTTGCTCAAAACATAGCGGCTTCTTCTGCTAAAAGTAATAACCACAGGTGGATGCGTAACCAATGGAAGATGTGTTGGAAATGCCAAAAAGACAAGACTCCGGTTGGCGGCTATCTGAGGATCTCGGCAGGGCTACACAAGTTTATTTGTAAAGATTGTATGGATGCAAAGGAGAAAAAATGATTGAATTAGTTTGGGATGATGAAGCTGGGGTGGGATCTGTAAAGATTAACAAGGATTTTGTAACGGCTCACCGTATTGTGCAATTAGATGCTTTAGTTGATTGGATGGGAGAACTAAAAGAAATCTACGAATCTATGTTGGAGAAGCCATGAACGAATCAGGTTTAAACATATGGGAGCGTGCGCTGGGATGGCGTAAGCGGCAGATGATCATCAAGCAACTTGACCCGATCTCTAACAAGATCAGGAACGATGCCTTAGAAGAGGTGGCTAAAGAGTTTGATAGCATGAAGAACGGTGGAGACACTACGTCAAGCTTTGCCGCTTATGTAAGGAGTATGAAGCGTGCCCAGACCTAAGCCTCCCATGCCTTTGATAGGCCGTCAGGTCAGGATGTCAGATCTAGAATGGCTGATGTTTAAAGATTTAGGCGGGGCTGACTGGCTCCGCGAGTTGGTCAAGAAGAAGGCGAAGTTTTCGACTTCCTACTACATGCTTAAACTAAAGGAAGAAAATGATAAAAAGAGCAGATGATTACCAAATTGATGGCGACCATTACAAAACTATGGAAATGCAACCATGGGAGGTTATGGAGTCAGTCCTTACACCCTCAGAATTCGTAGGATTCCTTAAGGGCAATGTGATTAAATATGCTATGAGAGCCGGACGCAAAGAGGGTACTGACGACGCAGAGAAAGCCCGTCACTACGCTCAGAAGTTGGCAGAGTTTCAAGCGCTGCTATGAATACGTTTAAACAAGATGTATCGTAACCGGCAGCTTCTTGACCTAGTGCGGGAATCACCCTGTCAGATCTGTGGGGCACAGGATGGCACGGTGGTAGCCGCACACTCTAACCAACAACGCGATGGCAAGGGAATGGGCATCAAGTCTCATGACTACAGGGTTGCGGCATTGTGCTACACATGCCACGCGGACATAGACCAAGGGAAAACCCTAAGCAAGCAAGAGAAGTTTGATAAATGGGATGAAGCCCACCGAAGAACCATTGGATGGCTATTCGAGCGGGGTCACCTTACATTAAGTTAGCTTTAATCATGTTGATGTTAGCGGTCAATGCGTTTTGAGCTTGATTGATTCTCAGTAGCGCATCCCGCTTGGCATCAGCATCCATCCTAGAGCTACGGATCATGACCTGAGCTTGACGGAACTCTTTCATGGTCTTCTCTAAGTCAAGGACGTAATCCTTGGTAGCAAGAATCTTGATGTTTTCCTTCATGAACTTGTTACGTTCCTCAAAGTTCATCGTGCGCTCAAGCAAATTAGATGTTCTGACCGCCTCATCCGTGGCGTTCTTCAGATCGTAGTAGCTGGTGATTGTACCTCTGGCCTCTGGATCCAACGCAAAGCGTTTGATGAATGGCATCTGCTCAAAGCGTTTAGACGCATTGGGAGTGTCGCTGTTCATGTTCATAGCCGCATCTAAGGCGCTGACCATGTACATACCCATCGTGCCTGTGTAGCCTTGGATCAAGTGGTCAATCTTCATGGGCGACAAGCCCAAGTTAGATCCCGCAAAGGCGGCAACCGCTGAGGTTCCGGGGCCGACTTGGTATTCCGGGGCAACACCCTCAAGGCCTTGGCCAACAATAGGTCTGCGTGTAAACAGGGAGAAGTTAGTCTCTGTCTCCACGAACGGCTTGATGGCCTGTGGTAAGTAATCAATGGCCAGTGTTGAACGCAGATTCCTAGCCATGGAGTCCATGAAGTCTTTGTTCGTATCTTGGCCCAACGTCAGAGCCATGATCCGCTCAGGTATGACTTTGAAGATCACACCAATCTCAAACGGGATTGGAATCTTGATGCCTAAGGATGGAACAAGCCAGTTGTTGTCCTTGGTTTCCTGTTCCTGTTTCTTGTACTCATCATCATCATGAGTAAGCGACCAGTACATGGCTGACAGGGCGGCCATGGTCAAGCCACGGACAATGAAAGCCTTCTGCACGGCCTTTTCTCTGTCTGTAGGCTTATCTCCGTAGGCAAGCTGACGGAACGTTGGACTTATACCGGCACGGTACAGAACGTCCAGACCCTGCATACGGGCGTTTAAGAACGGGATGGCCGCTGTCAAAATACGGATAACCGCAGAACTTCCCTTGCGGTTAAAGTTCATAACTTCAAGCGCACGGTGCAGGGCTTCTGCCTCGTTGTTGGTTTCTGCGAGGGTGCGTTTATACACCTCAATCCTTGTGGCAGCGTCAGATGCGGTTGTACCTTTTTCCAAGGCATCCCACAAAGCTCTAGGCGCAGTCATAGGATTAAGCAAGCGTTCAAACGTGGACTTGCCTTCGTACTTCTTCTTAAGCTCACGCTCAAAAGTCTTAGCGCTCATCTCAATGTTCTGAGAAAACTCATAGCCACCCAAGATACCAGCGTTTAAAAGCGCCTCGTACTCTGGCGATGTGTTAGCCATGGCCTTGCCAAAGTTGCGAACAGTATCTGCGACGGGAGTCATCTTGACACCGCTAGTTACGTATGCCGCCATGGAGTCTCGAACCATGTTAGCCAACATGAATCCGGGATCCTTGGTAACCATGTTCCTCAGGAAGTTGGCCGGGCCAGAAAGCAGGCCAATGAACGGCAGATCAGGCATGTTTAAACTCTTAACAGCCTCAATGAACAGCGGGTCAGCTACCTGATAGGTAACGACTTGGCCGTTCTCCAGTACCTGAACAGTGTCCAACCCAGCTTTGGCGTTTGGAGGCAACTTCTCTGCCATCTCAATCTGAGATGCAACGCCAATAGCACGTTGTGCCGCAACGTTCTTCATGCCCATCTGGATAGATGACTGCGTGTTACGGACAATGGTTTCTAAGAAGTCAGCAAGAGGAGCCTTGTCTTCGCCCATCTTCAGCTTTTTAGGCTTCTTAACACCAGAGATAGACTGGAACAGGTTTGGCCCGATAGTCTTCTCGCCTTCAATCTGGCGATAGAAAGGAATGTAGTCGGAGTATTCAGTGAACCTAGCGCGGTCGCCTTCGGACAAGACTCCTGTGTCTACCAAGAACTGCATCAAGCCGTTGTTGTAAACGTTCCACTCGGCTTGGATCTGACGGAACTCAGGATGGTCTTTCTCCAACTGCTCTGCTCTTTTTAGATCGTCATCCGTAAAGATGTCTGGCCTGCCCTGTTCGTTTAAACGAGAGCCACGCTGTGCAGCAGCCCAGAACTGGTAAAGCTGATAGATCAGCGGGTCGTTGTACTTAGACAAAGGAGCAAAAATAGCCACTGGCCCTTTGATCTTGCCGTTGTCGTTAAATACTTTGGTTACGCCATTTGCATAGACAGGGATGCCGCCGTTGCGATCATGTACACCCAACGCAGATGCAGTTACCCCTGCGGCCAAGTCAGATGCCAAGGCTCCGGCTTCAGCACTGGCATCTGCCATCAAGGCTACACCACCCATGCGGTCGGCTAGTTCTTTGTCGTACTCAGCAAGGCGCTGGTATCTGTTTAAAGCCTTCTGGCGAATCTCAGAGAATGTTTCTCCACTGAATGCTTTAGTGATGCGATCAACGTAGCCAGTCTCATCGCGGGCAGTTGTTGTTTGGTTTACACGGCTCAGTGTGTCTGGGTCTGTGGACTCACGCAGGCTGTAGCGTTCGGTTGGATTGTATTGTTCGTAAATGTTGGAACTGGGTTTTTTATCAGTCTTGCTGTACTTTTCTTTGATGTACTCTACAGCCTTGGATGTGTCTGAATCTTTTAAATCATCATATTGGCCGTCTAATGCCGATTGCATAGACTGTGGCTCAGATTCCAAGTAACGGGCAGTTTTATGCCAAGGGTAATGAGCCGCAATGATCTGCTCAGGCTTAACATCCTCAAGCACAAATGGAGCATCCCACTGCGCTTTAGGCACAAAGAACTCTAACGTTGGGCGTGAATCTGCCGCGCCATAGAATGGTTGCTCTCCGGCATAAATAGCTTTCGGGCCTTCAATGCCTTTGGCGTACTTGATTGACAAACCTTCTTTGGCAATCTTGTCTAAAGACTGCCCGTCTGTTTGGTGATACAGCCGAACCATGCCTTGTGGAATTGGTTCTGTGCCCGGCTCTGGTGGAACACTACGCAAGCTAAAACGTGGCTTCTTAGAGAATGTGACTGGCTGACCTTGATCGCCTTTCAGCTTCTCTTGGTTGGGGATAACCAATGTATCGCCATCACGCTCAGGATCGTAATCAAGGAAGAAGCCATTGTGCTTCTCTGCCGCATCCTCAGGCTTGGTGGTGTTGTCTTTGTTAGTCAGGCCAATGATCAGGCCGTCACCGCCCTCTTTGACTGGGT